CATATCACCGAGTCCTTCGTCGATGTTGACACAAAAGAAGTTCGGTGTGGTGAGTGTGGCGAGGTAGCTACTCGCATTCTTTCCTCTCCTAGGTTGGGTTTAGATCCAATCAGTGGAGATTTCCCTAGTGCTACTGCACGATGGTCAAAGATGAGAGCTGAGAAGCTGGCATTGGAAAGAAAAACAACAGCTAATCACGGCTCGTAAATGGACTCTTGACCACCGAGCTATTTTTTAAATGTCCTAAAATCGCATTGCGACAGGAGAATATACATGGCTGCAAATTTTATCGAACTGCCCGAAGTAGACGCTAACGAGAAGTACGCTGATCCAACCAAAGAAGAGAGTACAACCCCAGAACCTGCTGAAGAAATAGTAGGACAAACTGAAGAGGCTGCTCCAGAACAAGACTTACCTGAGAAGTATCGTAATAAATCTCTTGATGAGATTATTAAGATGCATCAAGAAGCCGAGAAGTTAATCGGACGACAGGCACAAGAGGTTGGTGAGAATCGTAAACTCTTAGATCAATACATCAAGCAACAACTCGAACAGAAGCACGACACACAGCCAAGTAAAGCACAAGAGATTGATTGGTACGAAGACCCTGCTAAGGCAGTAAATCAGGCAGTAGCGAACAACCCAATCCTAAAGCAATTGCAAGAACAACAGGCTCAACAAGCCCAAGTAGTTGCACTGCAGACGATTGAGAAAGCACATCCTGATTATTTAAGTGTAGCACAATCTGATGACTTTGCTTCTTGGATTCAAGGATCAAAGGTACGGATGGAATTATTTGCTAAGGCAAACAACTACGATGTAGATTCAGCATTAGAACTGCTAGAGACTTACAAGTCTATACGCAACGTCAAACAACAAAAAGTAGAAGCTACTAAAGCTGCTGACGAATCGCTGAAGAAAGTCGATGATGAGAATCGAAGCAAAGCACTTAAGACTGCAGCCGTCCAACAAGGTGGCACAGGAGAGTCAACAAAACCTGTTTATCGTCGTGCAGATCTTATTCGCTTAAGAATGCAAGACCCAGCTCGATACGAAAGCATGGCAGATGAAATTCTACAAGCTTACGCAGAGAATAGGGTTAAATAACTTTAATTTAATTTTAGGAGATTTAAAATGGCAGCAGTAACATACCCAGGTGGATCAACATCCATCGTTAACAAAACAGCAGCAGATAAATTCATTCCAGAGATTTGGTCTGACGAAGTTATCGCTGCATATCAGAAGAACCTAGTATTGGCAAACCTGGTCAATAAAATGACCATGAAAGGTAAGAAGGGCGACACGCTCCATATTCCAAAGCCAACACGTGGTGTAGCAACAGCTAAAGCAGCTAACACTGCAGTTACTATCCAAGCTGATACCGAGACCGAAGTAAACGTCAGCATTGACCAGCACTTCGAGTACTCACGTTTTATCGAAGACATCGTCGAAGTTCAGGCTTTGGCATCCCTCCGTCGTTTCTACACTGACGACGCTGGCTATGCTTTGGCTAAGAAAGTTGACGACACCTTGTTCCAATTAGGTAAGTCTTTCGGTAACGGTGACGCTTCTGACTGGACACACAGCACCAGCTATTACATCGACGTATCTACTGGTCTCACAGCATACGCTGAAGACACTGTAGTTACTGCTGACGTATTTACTGACGCTGGCTTCCGTGCCTTGATCAAGCTCATGGACGATGCTGATACCCCAATGGATGGTCGTTTCTTCGCTGTTCCTCCATCACTACGTGCAGCTATCATGGGTATTGATCGTTATAACAGCTCTGATTTCGTTGATGGTCGTGGTGTAAACAACGGTCAGATCGGTCAGCTCTATGGTATCGACATCTATGTAACAAGCAACTGCCCAATCATTGAAACTGACGCTAACAACAGCGTTGGTGGCGATGTTAAAGCAGCTATCTTGGCTCATCGTGATACAATGGTATTGGCTGAGCAAATGTCTGTTCGTTCACAGACTCAGTACAAGCAAGAGTACTTGTCTACTCTGTACACTGCTGACACCCTCTACGGTGTTAAAGTAGTACGTCCTGAGACTGGCTTTGTATTAGCTGTTAACGGCTAATAGTAGTTCCTAAGACTCTCCAGCTTCGGCTGGGGAGTTTTCTTTAAGTGCATTCGATGAGTGTATTTAAACAAATATAGGAGATAAATTTTGGCTATTTATCGTGGTGCAGGTGGAGCAGGTGACGCTGTAGGAGACGCTTCTAGTGAAGTCTTATTAGCACTACAAGCTAAAGATGCTGCAATAGCTGCAGAGGTAGCTGCTGAAACAGCTCAAGCAGCAGCACAGACTTCAGCAACAAACGCTGCTACATCTGCCACTAATGCAAGTAACAGTGCATCTACTGCAAGCACTCAAGCAAGTAACGCTGCAAGTTCAGCAAGTGCAGCTTCAACATCTGCAAGCAACGCTTCTACATCCGCTACAAACGCTTCTAACTCAGCATCTGCTGCGTCTACTTCAGCAACCAACGCTAGTAACTCTGCTTCCGCAGCAAGCACCTCAGCAACTAACGCAAGTAATTCAGCTTCTGCTGCTTCTACGTCTGCATCCAATGCAAGTACTTCTGCAAGCAATGCAGCTACTTCAGCGACTAACGCTGCTAATGCTCAGACTGCTGCTGAGACAGCAAGAGATCAAACCCTAACAGCATACGATAACTTTGATGATCGTTACTTAGGGTCTAAGACTTCTGATCCTACGTTAGACAATGATGGCAATGCCTTAGTAGCTGGATCGTTATACTTCAACTCCGTATCTGGAGCAATGAAGGTATACACTGGTTCTGCTTGGGTTGATGCTTATTCTTCAGGCACTACATTCCTAACCAAAGCTAATAATCTAAGTGATTTAGTTTCTGCGTCTACTGCTAGAACTAACTTAGGCTTAGGTACTATTGCTACTCAGGCTGCTAGTTCAGTATCTATTACTGGTGGTTCTATCACAGGTATTACTGACTTAGCAGTAGCTGACGGTGGTACAGGAGCTTCTACTGCAGCCAATGCTAGAACTAACTTAGGTTTAGTAATTGGTACGGATGTTCTCAGTCCTAGTGGTTCTGGTGCTTCCCTAACATCGTTAAACGCTACGAATATCTCTAGTGGTACTCTAGCTGCAGCAAGACTTCCTGCATTCTCTGGCGATGCTACTAGCACTATTGGTACAAGTGCTTTAACGCTTGCTACAGTAAACTCTAACACTGGCTCTTTCGGTTCATCGACTGCTGTTCCAGTCATTACAGTTAATGGCAAAGGATTAATCACTGCAGTAACAACTGCTGCAGTTTCTGGTTCTATATCAGTTACTGGCGGTGATTTAACAATGTCAGGTAACACTGGCACTGCAATCACTAACGCAACGCTTGCTACAGTTAACTCTAATACTGGTTCATTTGGTAGTTCTACTGCTGTTCCTGTAATCACAGTCAACGGTAAAGGTTTAATTACTGCCATCAGTACTTCTTCTGTTCAAGGAGGAGCAGCTCTTAGCAACGATACAAGCACTGCTAGTGATTTATATCCAATGTTTGCTGCTGCAACTAGTGGAACTCCTACAACTGTATACACATCCAATGCTAAGTTACTATACAAGCCAAGCACTGGTGAGTTAAAGGCTTCTCAGTTAGTTGCTACGAATGGAATCATTGCTAATAGTGCAACCATCGCAGCAAACTACACAATCGCTTCTGGTCAAAATGCAATGAGTACTGGTGCAGTTACAGTCAATAGTGGAGTTACTGTTACTGTAAGTTCTGGTAGTCGTTGGGTAGTTCTATAAGGATAAGATATGAGTATTGTTTTAGTAGGCTCAACTAGCGGAAGTATTACTCTACAAGAACCAGCCGTTGCTGGTACTACTGTATTAACCTTACCAGCCGTTACAGGAACAGTTCTTACAGATACATCACCTAAAGCTGGTAATGTAATTCAGGTGGTTAATGCTACTTATTCAACCGAAATTAGCAATAGCACAGGAACTTACTCTGATGCTGGTTTATCTGCAAGCATTACTCCTAGTAGTTCTTCTAGCAAAATTCTTATTCTTTGCTCACAAGGTATGTTTAAAAGCACGACATCTGCTGGTATTTATATGCAAGTATTAAGAAACTCAACTTCAATTTTAATAAATGGTAGATTAGGTTTAACAGATTCTGCTGGGGTTGGTGGCTATGTTGTATGGAATTGTAATTATTTAGATAGTCCAGCAACAACTTCCTCTATTACTTATAAAACTCAATTTAGAAACTATAGTGGAACAGGTACTGCATATGTAAATATTGACGGCTCAACTGCACAGATTACCTTATTGGAGATAGCGGGATGAACCACGAAACCATATACAAATTAAACCCATCCGTAGTAACCATTCGTGGCGATGTCGCTTACGATGCAGACGGCAACGAAGTCGCATACGATAAAGATGCAGTACAGGCTTATGTAGATGCTCATGCTTATATTGCTAAAAGAGCCGCAGAATACCCATTCATCACCGATTACATTGATGGTGTAGTAAAAGGTGACCAAGCACAGATTGATAAATACATTGCTGACTGCTTGGCGGTCAAAGCCCGTCATCCAAAAGGAGTAGCATAATGGCATCCATTATTAACGCAACTACTAGCACAGGACTTGTTTCTAGTGCTGACAACTCAGGCTCATTACAGTTAGCTACTAATAACGGCACTACTGCGGTAACTATTGATACTTCACAGAATGTAGGTATTGGTACTGCTAGTCCTAGTTACAAACTTCATGTTGCAAATGGCTATGGCTTTTTTAGCGGTGCAAATTATGGAGTTATTTTAGGCGAAGATAACTGTTTAATTGCAGGTACTTCAGCA